ACATCACCAACAACAACATCTGGTTCATTACTATGGGATACAACAAATGATAAATGGATTGCTGGTCCTTTAGGTGCTGAAGATGATGTTGTATTAAGAACTGCAACACAAACATTAACAAATAAAACAATCAACGCATCTCAATTAGTTGATGCGTCTGTAACAAATGCAAAATTACAGAATAGTTCAATAACAATTGCTGGTACATCAACATCATTAGGCGGAAGTATAACAGCAGCAACAATATTAACTGGAACAGGAGTATTTTCAGGTTCTGCGCAGTTACCATCTGGAACGGTATCGGGATCTGCACAAATAATTTCAGGATTAGTTGGTACAACAATACATTCAGGATCATTCTTTAATGGTATATCAGTTGTTTCTGGTTCAGCACAGATAAGTTATAGCGGATTAAGTGGTATACCAAGTGGTATTGTATCTGGATCCTCACAAGTTTCTTATACAGGATTATCTAACATACCAAGTGGTATTGTTTCTGGTTCAGCACAATTAACATCAACCTTTGTACAAAAGGCTGGTGACACGATGAGTGGTCAATTAATCGTTGGTTCAACCGGAACAGGTAACTCACCAACACTAAGAATTAATAATTCAAGTGCATCAAGTTTTAACCATTCAATAGAAGCATTTTCAGCTAACATGACCGCCGGACAAACAAATTTAATTGTTGTTGGTCAAACTGGTAGCACTAAAAACGCGGGTTATTTAGGATATAATTGGTCTAGTTCAGCATCAAATAGTAACTATGTGAGTCTTGGTCATTGGGGGGCTGATAATTTATTAAGAGTGTATGGTGATGGTACTGTTTATATGGGTACCGTTACAACTGGTGTATGGCAAGGTTCTTCAATTAGTACAACATATACTGACGCTAAAGTTACATCAGTTTCTGCTGGTACTGGTATTAGTGTGAATGCAACTACAGGTGCGGTTACTGTTACTAATAGTGGTGTAACATCCATTACCGGAACTGCGAATCAAATAACTGCCAGTGCATCAACAGGTGGCGTAACATTATCATTACCACAAAACATACATACATCAGCAGTACCAACTTTTAAAGCGGTAACATTAACAAGTGATACTGATAGTAGAGTATTAAATTTAAGAGAATTAACCTCAACAAGTGGTAATATAATACAATTTCAAAGCTCGGCGGGATCAAACTTATGGGAGATAGTTGGTAGGTCCAATACTGATGCGACACCATTTTATATCTACAAAAATAGTGGGACAAACACCGGTTACATTTTTTCAATCAGTGGCGGAGGTATTCCTAATTTCCATACAGCATTAACAATAGGTGGAAATACTGCTTTACATGCTGGTAACTATAATTCATATTCACCCACATTAACAGGTACTGGCGCAAGTGGTAACTGGGGTATCAGTATTAGTGGTAACGCTGCAACTGCAACAAGTGCAGATAATATTGATGGTGTAGGATTTCTTAATACCAACTCTAATAATGGTGTAAATGCAAATTCTGTTGATTCTAACGTAAACGCATATGTTACAAACGTTGATGGTTCATCGACCAATCTAACTGGTAATGCAACTGACGGTGCATTATATGGTAACATCTATAGTTCAAACTGGCAACATCAAATATACGGTGATTATAGAACAGGTATAATGTATGTTAGAGGGAAGAGTAATGGCACTTGGCAATCTTGGAAAAGAGTTGCTCTAAGTAATTCAACAACATTCTCAAACGTATCAAGTGTTACTTTTACACATAATTTAGGAACAGCAAACTTAACTGCACAAGTATTTGATAGTAGTAATAATATGTTCTTCCCTTCTGAAATAAACATAACATCTACAACAGTTACAGTAACTTTCGCTGCTAATAGATCAGGAAGACTTGTTGTTACCGGATAAAATACGTATATTAAAGTATGTTAAGAGAAAATGTAATTGTTAGTGGATCGTTAGATGTAAGTGGGCAATATATTATACCTAGAGGATCCAGAGCCAATAGACCAGGGAGCCCAGAAATTGGCTCTTTATATCTTGAAGAATCTGATAGTGGAAGTTTTGTTGTAACATATACTGCGGCATCCAATAGGGATAATGGATGGGAACCCGTTGGTTCACAAAACACAGATAGAATTGGTTTCTTATATAGACAAATTATTAACTTTTCATATTTGGCCGGCGGGTATAAAGATTCATCTCCATGGAAAAATGTTCACAGAACAACAAATGCAACAGATCAAACAGTTCACTTAGGTGAATTAATGGATTACCCAGCATCATATACATCTGGTCATTGTAGTAAAACTATTTTATTTGTTTGGTCTACAAACACAGATGGTTTATGGAAATCTGCAACACAAATACATTCAACCTGGACAACGGGGATAAACATGGTAAATGAAACGGCATATGCTCACCAATCTAAATGGGATTTAGCAAATGCGAGAGATGACTTGGGAACTTTATTTCAAGAGACAGAATTTGCTTGGGTATTCGGTGGAGGTGTTGCAACGGTTGAAAAATTCAATTCAACCAATGAAGTTATGTATAGTGTATACTACCCAAATATGCAACCATACTTAACATTAAAAACATCTATCACCAGTTCATTAGGTTGTTCTGGTTTCTCTGATGAAAATTATGGTTATGGGTATGGTTCTGAAAGTGGAAATAAACTATTCTTTGCTACTGACACATTCACAAATAACCAACAATGGGGCGCTAGTGGGCAACAGAAAGGAATTAGTTCTAAATGGGGTAAAGGATATGCTGGAAATGAAGGAACATACAACGGCGGATATAATTTAAGAAGATGGAATGTATTCAATGAAACAAATATTGGTAATGTAGCGAAGCCACATCCTAACTGCGGAGAAGAAAATTTTACTCTAGGTCAGGATCATCAATACATGTTAGGAAACTATGATGGTTTACAAAATAACACAAGCTGGAAATTTATTTATGCAACTGATACAGGTACTGTTAACCCAGCTGGGTTAGCTCCTGGCGTAAATGGTGGAACATCGTCAGGACATTGTGGTTGGAGAAATTAAAAAAACTATTTATAGAATATGCGTCATGACAATATAGAAATTAGCGGTTCATTAAGAGTTCAAGGTGTGTCAAAACCACCAAGAGGTTCTAGAGCGAACAGACCGGGAAGCCCTGTTACAGGATCGCTATATCTTGAAGAAGCTGCAAGCGGCAGTTTTTTAATGGTTTATACTGGTTTAAACAATGGAGACAATGGATGGGTGAGAGTATCTTCCCAAGTTAATTCAAATGTTGGTTTTAAGTTTAGACAAATCATTTCAGTTTCATATTTGGCTGGTGGATATAAAAATTCATCTCCTTGGAAAAACGTACATAAAACAATCAATTCTACGGATCAAACAACACATATTGGAGAATTGTTAGACTTCCCAGCTTCTTACACTTCTGGTGCGTGTAGTAAGTATATCTTTTTTGTTTGGTCTGTTAATGAAGATAATGCATTTAAAGGCCCCGCCGATGTTGTTGGTGTTAGAACATCTGCAATTAACATGGCGAATGATACAAAGTATACACACCAAACAAAATTCAATATTACACAAGCAAGAGGTGATTTAGGAACAATGCATAAAGAAACTGAGTTTTCTTATATGTTTACTGGTGGTAGTTCTACTGTTGAAAAATTTGATTTAAGTAATGAAACCATAATGACAGGTTTTAATTTAACAACAATAAATGGTAGTGATGGTGGTGCTGCATTTTCTGATGAAAACTTTGGTTATGGATGGACATCAGATTCTGGAATTAAAATGAGTTTTGCCTCTGAAACATTTACATCATCTGCACATTGGGGAGCTCACTCACAACAAAAAGGAATTAGTTCAAAAGTTGGTAAGGGATATGCAGGTAATGAAGGTAACTACGCTGGTGGGTATAATTTAAGAAGATGGAGCAATGCCAATGATACTAATATAGGTAATGTGGTAAAACCACATCCTAACTGTGGTGAAGAAAATTTCACTATGGGACAAGACCATCAATATATGTTAGGTAATTATGATGGTGCACAAAATAATACGAGTTGGAAATTCTTCTATGCAACAGACACAGGGACAACCAGTGTGAGCGGTTTAGCACCGGGAGTAAATGGTGGTACATCTTCTGGTCATTGTGGATGGAGAGCATAAAATAATTATAAAAAATGATATACGAGAATTTAGAAGTTAGTGGAAGTTTAGCATCTGATAAGGTTGTTAATAGACCACCAAGAGGCACTAGAGCAAATAGACCATCAAGCCCACGTTCGGGTTCATTATATCTTGAAACATCAAGTAGCGGAAGTAGTTATCTGATGTTGTATACTGGTATATCAAATATTGATGATGGTTGGGAAAGAATCGCAGCACAAGAAACACAACCTACGGCATTTAGATATAGACAAATTATTAACTATTCATATCTAGCTGGTGGTTATAAAGACGGATCTCCTTGGAAAAATGTCCACAAAACAGTCAATCTTATTGATCAAACAACACACATTGGTGAAATATTGGATTACCCCATATCCTATACGTCTGGTGCATGTAATAAAAACATATTTTTTCAATGGTCAGTTAATAGTGATAATGCATGGAAAGGCCCATCAACTATTGATGGCACTAGAACGTCGGCGATTAATATGATTACGGACACAAATTACGCACACCAAACAAAATTTAATACTGGTATCGCAAGAAGTGACGTAGCCACTATGCAAAAAGAAACTGAAATGGCTTATTTAATTTCAGGAGGATCAACAACAATAGAAAAATTTAATCTTTCTAATGAAAGTTATGTTAGTGGGTTTGGTATAACTTCGATTAGCGGTGATGATGGCGGCGGTGCTTTTTTTGATGAAAACTTCGGTTACGCTTGGACTTCATCTGCGGGTATTAAATTTAATTTTTCAAACGAAACGCCTACATCATCTACTCAATGGGGAGCACATGCACAACAAAAAGGTATATCATCAAAAGCGGGAAAAGGGTATTGTGGTAATGAAGGAAGTTACAATGGTGGGTATAATTTAAGAAGATGGAGCAATGCTAGCGATACCAATATCGGTAATGTAGCGAAACCACACACTAACTGTGGGGAGGAAAATTTTACATTAGGACAAGATTGGCAATATATGTTGGGATGTTATGATGGAGGTGGCCAAAACAATGTTAGTTGGAAATTTTATTATGCGGCTGATACTGGTAGTTCTAGTGTAACTGGATTAAATCCAGCAGTTAATGCTGGTACATCCTCTGGACATTGTGGATGGAGACAATAGTTGACAATTCGAAATATTTTACTTATATTACAACAAAAACAATTTTATTTATGGAAGGTTACAAATATGACAGAGAACAAAATTTAAACAACCCGTTTGATGAAAAATTAATGAAGATTTCGGAAAGTATGTCTTTTGCACTACCAAAGTACAAAGCATACAATTTCGTAGGTGGTGCACAGATAACGTCATATGCTAAATTAAAACAGTGGTTATTGGAATTAAGAGGTAGAGAGGACGCTGTTGAACATCTTGAGTATACAGTAAGAAAAGCTGAACTTGAAATCGAGATGGATAAGGAAAGTAAAGAGTTCATTACCGATCCTAAAAGAAAAGAAATGATTGATTTAACAGTTGCTGATAAACTTATCGATTTAAGAAAGTTTAAAAGAAACTTAAGAGATGCTTACAGAGAAAGACAAGGTTTTATTGAGTTAATTAAAGAGTTTTTAGAAACTGAAGAAGCCATTCTTCCAGATGGAACAAAATTAATTGATGTGTTTGGTAATCCAGAATTGGAAGAAAAATATGAACATGAATATTGGACTGTTCGTATGGCTAAACAAGCAATGTTAGATATGATTTCATATGGTAGAATTGGTACAGGTAATTTAGATTCAATCTTAATGATGGAACCTGAACAACAAAAACAAGTTTTAACACTAGCATCTGCTTATACAATATCGATAGATAGAAATATCAATCACTTAATGACACAAGCAACAACAAATAATTATTCAATTGAGGAATCATTAAAAAATCAATTAAAGTTAGATAACTCAAATAAAATTGAAACAGAAAAACTATTATAATGACACATATTATTTTTAAACTTCAGGGTAATGTTCCAGGGTACATTCAAATTATTGGTATGTACTTAAATTACAACTATGGTAGAATTGCAGATGAGTACAATGATATGAGAGTTGAACTCAATAAACTTGGAGCAGCAATTATCTCACCAGAAGTTGCTAGAGGATTTGTATTCGCTGACATCTATAAAGATTATATTAGTGTTAGAACTAATTCTCATATCATGGATGAGATTCCTCAGTTAGCGGAATCTGGAGAAACAGATGAACAAAAAGTGAAACACTTTTTAACCGATGAAGACAAAGCTGCCGGTGTTGCATTTAACAAGGCTGTTATGAAAAAACTTGTTGCAGATAGATTCTCTGAAAGATATAAAGAATTAATGGTGGATGCATCTATCT